AAGGGCCGGTCGTCCGTGGTCAGCGGCTGACGGCCGAGGAACCCTATGCTCGGCAGTTGCTTCGCGCGGGCCTGGTGGCGCGCGGCCACGCGACCTTTCCACCCCGCCCGCCGCTCATCCTCGAATCCCGCGCCATCCCGCGAGCCTCGGGTCCTTGGGACGGTGCGACCGCCTTCGTCTTCGCGCCGGGGCCGTCGCTCACCCTGGACGATACGGCGCTCTGTCGAGGCCGTGGCAAGGCGATCGTGGTCAATGGCGCCTTCCCGTGGGCGCCGTGGGCGGATGTGCTCTATGCCGCCGACGATCGGTTCTGGCGGACCTATGCCGAGGACATCGAGGCCGGCTTCGCCGGGGAACGATGGAGCCTCAGCGCAACCGCCTGTCAGCGCTATGGGCTCAAGCTCGCGACGCGCGGCACGGGTGAGGGGTTTTGCCGGCGACCGTTCACGATCAATGGCGGCGGCAATTCCGGCTTTCAGGCCGTACACCTCGCCGCCACCTTCGGCGCCGCGCGGATCGTGCTCTTAGGGTTCGACATGCAGCGCACCAATGGCCGCGAGCACTGCCACGGCCCGCACAAGGGAGGCTTGCCGAGCGGTAAGGGCTTTGCGAGCTGGATCGGCCGCTTCCGCTACCTGGCACGGGATCTGAAGGCGCTTGGGGTCGAGGTCGTCAACTGCACGCGCAGCACGGCATTGCACTGCTTCCCGGAGCGGCGGCTCGAGGATGTCTTAGATGGCCTATGACACGCTTGAGCGCAGCGAGCAGGATGCCGCGCCAGTCGAACTCTATGAGTTCTATCACGGCAACGACGTCTATCGGTACACGAGCGCCGAGATGGATGTCGAGTTCGAGAGCCAGGCGTATACCTCTGAGGCGATCCGCCGCTCGAGCATCGCGCTCAGTATCGAGCAGCCGCGTAATGCGATTGCGCTCGAAGTGCGCCGTAATCTGCCGGTGGCGGATCTCTTTCGCGCGGCGCACCCGCTCGAGCCGGTGGGCCTCATCGTCAAGCGGTTCCATCGCGACGACAGTGACGTCGGCACGATCTGGGTCGGCCGGGTGCTCAACTGCTCGTGGCAGAGCACCACGACGGCGGTGCTCAATTGCGAACCGGCGAGCATCTCGGGCAACCGTAACGGCCTCGCGCGGTATTACCAGGTGCCGTGCCCGTATGCGCTCTTTGACCCCGACAGTTGTCGGGCCGATCGCACGGCCTTCGATCACGCGACCGTCATCGATGCGATGAGCGGTCTTTCGCTCACCGTTGACTCGCTGCATTCAACGCTGCCGTATCCCGGCGGCTGGGTGGAGTGGGCCAACAACGAGACGCCGCCGACCTTTGAGCGGCGGCTGATCGTCTCACGTTCGGGACTGGTGCTCACCTTGAACCGGCCCTTCTCCTCCGCGGTCGCAGTCAATGACGCCGTGACCGTGTTCCCCGGCTGCGATCACACGAAGACGACGTGTAATACCCACTACAACAACATCCTCAATTACGGCGGCTTCGACATGCCGACGAAAAATCCGTTTGAAGGGCCTCCGGTGTACTGATGAACTTCTTCATCCAGATCGCCATTCTGCTCGTCTCGAGTTACGTCGCGTGGGCCTTAGCACCGAAGCCGCCCGCACCGAAGCCCGCAATGCTCGATGACTTCGACGTGCCACGCGCCGAGCAGGGCACCCCGATCGGGGTGGTGTTCGGTACGGTCATCATCAAGGCGCCGACGCTCGCCTGGTGGGGGGATCTTTCCACCGAGCCGATCAAGACGAAGCAGAGCAAAAAGTGATCAGGGTCTTTCGCCGCCACCTCTATCACGATACCCCCGCCAAGCCCTATTGCGCCCGAGGCGCGCGCCAGTTTTTTGCACGGCACGGTCTCGACTGGCCGGCTTTTTTACGCACCGGCATTGCTGGAGAGATGCTCGTTGAGACGCGCGACGCGATGGCATTGCGCGCGGTGAGACACGCTGAGGACGAGGCGCGTGGGCGGTAAGAGCAAAAGCTTCACCGTCGGCTACCGCTACAAGATGGGGCTGCACTTCGTGCTCTGCCGAGGCCCAGTCGACGAGGTGAGCGAGATCATCGCCGGGGAGCGCACGGCCTGGACCGGCCCGGTCACTGATAATACGACGATCACCATCGACAACGCCGAGCTCTTTGGCGGCGACAAGCGCGAGGGCGGCATTCTCGGTGATGCCGACATTCTGTTCGGGCGTCCCGACCAGACACAGAACGGCTACCTGCTGTCGCAGCTCGGCTCAGTGCTTTCTGCCTTTCGTGGCGTGGTGTCCTGCGTGTTCAAGGGCGGGCGCGTCACCAGCAACAATCCCTACATCAAGCCGTGGTGGTTCCGCGTCCAGCGCATCCACGTCGCAGGCGACGGCACCGACTCTCCGCAGCAGTGGTACGACGAGACGGCCGAGGTGCCGCTCACCGTGGGCGGCCCTGAGAACCTGATCGCCACGCACCTCGTCAACATCGACGCGCTCACCAATGCGGCGCCCACGACGCCCGGCATGAAGCTGGTGTCGGCGGCCGATATCGACGGCCTGCTGCCGACCGACGTGCTCAGCATCACGGCGAATACCGAAGGATCCTTCATCGCCTGGTCCCGCTTCGGGGTGCCGGCATACTCGGGCGGGCTGACGGGCTCCACGTATCACTTCGACGTCGTGCTCGACGACGCCTCACTCGCGATCGAGGCGTATACCGACAGCGGACAGTTGGACGGTTACGCCGAAGCGCGGGATCTCTTCGTCGCGCAGCAGCCCGTCATCCTCTCCGGCGCCAGCCGCTATCGGTTCGGCCTCATCGACGACCCCATCGACGACAACACCGGCGGCGTGTCGCTCATTGTGCGGGTCTATCGCGGCCTCGACTTCGGCGCCATGAACCCGGCGCACATCATTCGCGAGGTGCTGACCGACCCGTACTTCCGGCAGAACTACCCGGAAGCGATGATCGATGACGTCTCATTCACGGCGGCGGCGGACACCTTCTTCGCCGAGGGCATGGGCCTGTGCTTCTTCTGGAACATGCAGTCGCAGTCGAAGGCGTTTATCCAGACGGTGCTCGATCACTGCGGGGCGGTCTACTACGCCGACCCCTACACCGGCAAGTTTGTGCTCACGCCGATTCGCGGCGACTACACGCCCGCGCTGCTCGACATCTACGACGAGAGCTCGATCATCGACCTCGAGCGCTTCGACCGGCCGGGACCGGGCGAGATCGTCAACGAGATCACGGTCGTCTACATCGACGTGGTGACGGGCAAGGAAGCCACCGTCACGGTGCAGGACAACGCGCACATCCAGATCCAGGGCTCGATTGTCGCGCGCACCACGCAATACCCCGGCCTGCCGACAGCGGATCTCGCCGCGCGAGTCGCGCAGCGGGATCTCACGGCCTCCACCGCTGAACTCGCGCAATTCAAAATAAAGTTTACTCGCGAGGCGTGGCCGCTGCGGCCGGGTGGCGTCTTCAAGCTGTCGTGGGCGAAACTCGGGATCAGCGAGGCAATCCTCCGGGTGCTCGACATCGACTACGGGCTCTTAGAGGACGGCATCATCCAGGTCTCGGCGGCGGAGGATGTTTTTGGCTTGCCGTCGGAATCGTTCCAGGCGGATCAGCCGAGCGGCTGGGAGGAACCCGATACGACTCCCGTCGCGGTCGTGATCGAGGATGTGGCCGAGGCGTCGTATTGGGATGTCCAGCGGCAACTGGACCCCGCCAATCTCGCCACCCTCGACGCCGACGCCGGCTTCGTCTCAACGCTCGCCGCTCGGCCGTCGACGGGCGTGATGGGCTACAGCGTGCATACGCGCATCGACCCGGCCGCGTACGAATTGCGGACGGGTGCGACCTTTGCGCCGACTGCGCTCCTGTACGACCCCGTGGTTCGCAGCGACACGATGATCGTGATCGGCAGCGAAAACAATTTCAGCTCGAGCACGGTCGAGGTCGGCGAGCGGCTGCAGATCGGCACCGGGCGCGAAGCAGAATTCGTTGAAGTCACGGACACCACTGACCTCGACGCCTACGGGACGATCGTCGTCAATCGCGGCATCCTGGACACCACGCCGCAGGAGCACATTATCGGCGCGCGGGTGTGGCTGGTGGAGGACGAGATCGGGCAGGGGGACAACTACGGGCAGGAGGGCATCGAGCGGGCGACCTACGATGTGGTCGACGTCAAGCTCACGACCTTCTCAGGCACGGGTGAAAGCTTGCTCGGCGAGGCGGCCGAGATGTCCCTTACGCTCGACCAGCGGTTCTACCGACCCTACGCACCGGGCAACGTGCTCATTGCGGGCGATGCCTTTCCGTATGTGGAGGTGAACGCCGGGGCCGAAATCACCTGGGCGCACCGCGACCGCCTGCAGCAGACCGCTTCCTATATCGCGCAATCTGAGGCGTCCATCGGGCCGGAATACGGCACGACCTACAACCTCTACATCTACGACGACGACACCGAAGCCCTCGAAGCGTCGCAGCTCGCCATCGATGACGACGTTTATGTCCTCGACATTCCCGGCAATTTCACCGCACGCCTGGAGCTCGAGGCCGTGCGCGATGGCGTGGTGTCGTGGCAGCGCCAGATCCGAGTATTCGACTACGTCGGCTCGCTGCCGGAGTTGGCCGCGATGGTGACGGATTCTGCGACCACGACCCTGCTCGGCAACCAGAACACCACGATCAATTTCGACACTGAGACGCTCGATGAGGGCGGCTATTTCACCGCGCCGAGCACCGATCTCACCGTGCCGACGGGTGCCGCCGGATGGCACTACATCAGCAACAATTTCAGCATCGACGCCGGCTCGCCCGCGCGCTACTCGAACTCGGCCATCATTCCCGGCGGCGGCACGGCGTGGGTGACGAATCTCAACCTGCAATACGAACGCTCGACCAATGCGACGTTCAATCACACGCGCAGCTTAGGCCACCTCGTCAAGCTCGCCGACGGCAGCAACGCAAACTCGGTGCACGGCGTCGTGACGACCAATCGCACGATGGCGGCGGGCGGTAAATTCAACATCGCGCGCGTGCCGAACAATGGCGCGGCCGCGGGTGCGGCGACGCTGCGCACGACTGCACAGTCGATTGCCGCCACGACGGAAACGGCCATCACCTTCACGACTGAGGTCCTGGACGAGGGTGCGATGATCGATATCGCGGGCCAGCCGACCCGCGTCACGATCACCTCCGACGGCTGGTATCTCGCGGTATCCCATGCCGACTGGGCGACGACGGCCACCTACGGCAGCCGCAATACCTCGATCCGCCTGAATGGATCGGGCGCCTGGTTCGCTCGCAATACGTTCGTCTCCGGCGAGGTGTCGGGGAGCGTCACGTTGCCGACCTACGGCATTGGGTATTTAACCAACGGCGATTACTTAGAGGTAATGGTGCGGCATTCGGAGGTCGCCGGTAATCGTAACGTCGAGGCGTGCTATCTCACCGCCGCAAAGGTCGAGACCTTCGAGACGATCGGGGCGCACGTCTCGTATGCCGGCTCAGCGCAGACCGTCAATACCGGCTCGGACGTACTCATCACCTTCGATACCGAGAACCGGGACGATGACAACATGGTCAATCTCGGCGCCCAGGCCGGGCGGATCACGGTCAGCGAGAACGGGTGGTATGCCATCGCCGGGCACGTCGGCACCACGCTCAATACCGGCGGCTTGCTGTCGGTCATCCTCAAGGTCGACGGCAGCACCGTGATCGCTCAACAAAACTGCGAGGGCTTCGTTGACTTCGTTCTCAACGTCACCTCCGTCACGCACCTCACCGCTGGTCAGTACGTCTCGCTGTATGTCAATGCAGCGGCGAATACCGCCACCCTGACCGGCAACGATCGACCGAAGCTGGCACTCGTGCTGCTAGCCAAAGACAACTGATGCGCGCGGCCATCCTCGCAGCCTTGCTGCTCCTCGCGGGTTGTGAATGCTCCCTGCGTCGCGACGTCAAGGTCGACCGCCGCTGCCCGCAGGCCCACTGCGAGAGCGAGAGCAAGTGCAAATGTCCGGCGGCGCAGTGCCCGGAGGCGTCCAATATTACGGCTGTGGATACTGGAATTTCCGCAGTTTTCGCACCGCTAACGGCCGGAAATATTGGACAGTTAAGGGTTGATTTCTGCAGCTGAAATCAGCGACTTAGCGAAGAGAGAACGTCCGGCTACGAACCAGAAGGTCGGGAGTTCGAATCTCTCCGGGCGCGCCAACTTACGCGCGTTGGCTGTCCAATATTCGGGGCAGTGTCCAATATTCATTGGCGAAAATAGGCCAATTGATCTGGTTCTGTGCAGACCGTGACTCGTACGATCTGCTCGCCATTTTTCCAGTCGCAGCCAGCCGCATCGGCTGCGGACTTGGAAAAGTAGATGCGGACTTCCGTCCATACTTTGTTGTTCGCGTACCGACGCACCAGTACACCGTTGCGATTGACGACCGCCCACGCCTTGATGGTTCGTTGTTTCAAGTCCGCGGCCTCCCTCTCTGCACACCTCGCCGATAGAAGCGCTGCGTGGTAGATGCGTCCGCATGCCCGAGCCGATCGCGGGCGTCTTCGAGCGTGCCACCGCTCGCCGCCACCGAGCGCAGGTCGTGAAAGGTGAAGCGCTGGCCGCCGGCCTTCACGT